TCGTCCAGTCGACGGGCGCTGGCCAGCTCAACGCGCTGCGCGAGCGATCGCGCCAGCTCACGCAGGCCCTCGACGTCGGACTGATCGACGAGGCCGGATACGACGCTGAGCTGAAGAAGATCGGCGACGAGATGGCCAAGCTGCAGCTCGACGGCAACGCGGCATTCAAGGACCTCAAGGAAACCGGCAAGGACACGCTCAAGGATCTCGAATTTGCCATTCAGGGGTGGGGCCGTCAGGCCTCCGCTGCGTTTGCCGACATGGTGGTGAGCGGTACCGCGTCGTTCGAAGATCTGCGGGACGTCGCACGGAACGTGGTCCGCGACATCCTCGCCATGGTGGTGCAGAAGAACATCCTTGATCCGGCCATCAAAGCCGGCGCGGCGGTGCTGGGGAACGTCTTCAGCAGCATCACCAGCGGCGGCAGCAGTGGTGGCGGCGGGGGCGGCATGATCGGCCTCAAGCTCCCGCAGGCCGACTCCGGCGGCCCCGGCATTGCCGGCCAGGCCTACGTCATCAACCCGCGCGCCGCGCCCGAGATCTTCGTGCCGCGCACCGCCGGGACGTTCTACCCGAACGCGAATTTGGGCGGGTCGATCAGCATCACAAACTACATCGACAGCCGCTCGGACGTGGCCACCATCTCCGCGGTCACGCGCGCCTCCGAGCGTCGCATCTTCGACGAGCTCGCCAAGCGCCGATGACGACGATCGTCTTCCCCGCCCTCACGGTCAAGCCGTCCCGCATCGAGTGGCAGCTGCTGTCCAGCTCGCTGGGCGTGCAGTCGCCGCTCGATCTGTCCATCCAGCAGCAGGAGTTCATCGGCGCGCGCTGGGGAATGATCCTGGAGTACAACACGTTCACCGAGGGCGACGCGAACGCGCTCAAGGCGTTCCTGGTCAAGATGCGCGGCGGGGCGAACGTGGTCGAGCTGTACAACTTCGAACGGCCGAAACCGCAGGGCGTGACCATCGGCGCCCCGACGATCAAGGTGGTGGGGGCGGGCCAGACCGGCAACACGCTCAACACCAACGGCTGGGCCACCGGCTCTCACGTCAAGGCCGGCGACTTCTTCTCGGTCAACGGCGAGCTGAAGATGATCGTCACCGATGCCGCCGAGAGCGCCAACAGTCTCACGGTGGAGTTCGAGCCGCCCCTGCGCGCCAGCCCGCCCGACGACGCGCCGCTCGATTTCACGCAGCCCACGACCACGATGAAGTTGACCGAGGACGTGGCGCGCTGGTCGCCGGTGAACATGGGCAAGATCCACCGCGCTCACGATTTCGTCCTCCAGTTCGTCGAGGTCTGGCGATGAGCCGCACGCTCACCAGCGCCATGCTCACCGCGATCGCCGACGGCGTCGTGCGGCCGCACAAGCTCGTGGTCGCCGACTTTCCGTCCGGCGTCGCGCGCTTCACCACCGCGCCGTACAGCGTCGTGTGGGACGGCGACACTTACACCGGACTGGGACACCTGCTGTCCGTCGACACCATCGAGGAGCGCGAGCAGCTCTCCGCGTACGGCGCGCGGTTGTCGTTGTCGGCCGTCCCCACCGATCTGGTGGCCACGGCTATGGGCGAGCACTACCAGGGTCGCGACCTGGCGATCTACCAGGCGCTGTTCGACGAGGATCACCAGATCATCGCCGACCCCATGCTGCCGTGGTCCGGGTTCATGGACACGATGACGATCGAGATCGGCGAGAAGGTCGCCACGGTCACGCTCACGGGCGTTCATCGCCTGCACGACATGGATCGCGCCCGCGGCGGCCGGTACAACGACGGCGACCAGCAAAGCCGCTTCGCAGGCGACCGGTACTTCGAGTTCCTGGAGGAAATGCAGAACACGGACTTGCAGTGGGGCATGTGGCGCGCGCCGGTGGACAGCCGCCCGCGCGATTCCGGCACAACCGGGTACATCCAGACCGGGGGCGGATCGGACAGCGGCACGCGCGGCTACACCAGCGGCGGCAGCAACCAGATCGCTCGCGACGCGGGCACGCGGGGGTACTACTGATGGCGCGCGTCGCGGACTGGCCGGAGCAGCTGCAGGCCGTGCTCGAGCGGATGGCCGTCACGCCGTTCGAATGGGGGCACGACGACTGCTTTCTGTGGGCCGTGCGGGCGGCGTGCGCGGTCACGGGGGGCATGCCGGGCGAGCAGTTCGGCGCGCCCTGGTTCTATCAGTACGGCGGCCACCTGGGCGCCCTGCGCATCCTGGCCAGCCACACCATGCCGGAGATCGGCGACCAGGCGTTCGGCGGCCGGCGTATCCCGCCGCTGTGCGCCCAACGCGGCGACATCGCCCTGGTGGCGGACGAGGACGGCCATCAGGCGTTCGCCATTGTCGATCACGAGCGCTGCATCGCGCCGTCGGTGGACGGCGGGACCCTGTTCGTGCCGCTCGAGCGCGCGCTGATGGCCTGGAGGATCGACTGATGCCGCAGCTGATTGCGGGAGCTGCGATCGCCGGCGGGGTGTCCTCGATCTTCACCGCAGGGTCGTTCTTTTCCGTCTTCGCCACGACCATCGCCGCCGGTTTCCTGGGTCAGGTGCTCACGCCGCTGCCCTCGAACCTCAACAACGGCGCGCCACAGAATCGTCAGGTTGGCGGCCGCTCCACGCTGGCCTCGCGCCGCTACGTCCTCGGGCGCGTGCAGCTGGCCGCCGCCAACCTCGCCTATGGCGAGATCACGGGCGACCAGGGCGAGCACCTGCACCTGGTGCTGCCGTTCTGCCAGGGGCCGCTCACGGCCATCGAGGCGATCTTGTTCGATGATGAGATCGTCGGTGCGCGCGACGGCGACGGCGTGGTCATCGAGGGCACCTTCGAGCGCCAGCCCGACGGCGCCGGCGGCTGGGCGGAGATCGCGCGGATCCACGAATCGCTCGGCAGCGACAGCAAGACGGCCGACGCAGATCTGGTCGCGGAATCGGATGGCCGTTGGACCACCGACCATCGCGGCCGCGGCATCGCCGATCTGGTGATCCGGCTGCGGCGCGATGCGCAGGATCGTCTGTATCCATCCGGCGCGCCGACGGTGCGCATCATCGCCCTGGGCAACGCCGTGTACGACCCGCGCGACGCCGGCACACGCTTCTCGGTCAACCCCGCCCTGCTGATCCGCTGGCTGCTGACCCTGCCGCGCCCGGACGGCTTCGGTGTAGATGCCGCCGAGGTCAACGACACGCTGGTGGCCGCCGCAGCGAACATCTGCGAAGAACGCGTCGCGGTCGATACCTACAGCTCGCCGCTGTTCACCGCCAACGCCACCACCGACACGCTGACGTTCGCCTCGCGCGAAATGATGATCGGCCTGGGCGACGGCGTGCGCGTGGTCGGTCCGGGCCCGCTGCCGACCGGCCTGTCGGCGGGCGTCACGTATTACGCCATCCGCCCCACCGGCCTCACGTGCAAGCTCGCCACCACCTACGCCAACGCGATCGCGGGCGTGGCCATCGACATCATCTCGGCCGGGTCGGGCGACATGACGCTGTCGCACATCGACCAGGCGCGCTACCAGTGCTCGGGCCTGTACGAGGCCGACCAGTCGCCGCGGCAGGTTCTGTCGGCGCTCCTGGCCTCCATGGCGGGCGTGCTGTGGACCGCCGAGGGCAAGTTCCATCTGCGGGCCGGCGCGTGGCTCACGCCGCGTTCCACGCCCATCACCGAGCGTGACCTCGCCGGCTCGCTGCAGATCCAGACCTGCACGCCGTGGCGCGACTTGTTCAACACGGTGCGAGGAACGTTCACCGACCCCAACCAGGATTTCCAGCCTACCGATTTCAAGGCGGTGACGGATTCGACCTACGTCACGGAGGACGGCGCCGAGCTGCCGAAAGACATCGATTTTCAGTGGGTGGACAACCCGCTACGGGCTCAACGTCTGGCTCAGATCAACCTGCGCCGCGCTCGCCAGGGCCAGATCCTCACGCTGCAGTGCAAGCCCACGGTGCTCGACGTCGGCCTGTGGGACACGGTCAAGGTCAGCATCGCGAAGCTCGAGCTCGCGGAGGACACCTTCCGCGTTGTCGGCTGGGATATGCAGCAGGGACAGGCCACCACGCTCGTGCTGATCCTGCAGTCCGAGACCTCGAGCGTGTTCGGGTGGAGCGCCACCGACGGCGACACCGTCACCCCGAAGCCGGACCTGGTGCTGCCCAATCCCCGCGTCGTCGATCCGCCGTCGGGCCTGACCATGGCCAGCGGCACGGCGCACCTGCTGCGCCTTACCGACGGCACTATCCTGTCGCGCATCGCCGCCAGCTGGACCGCCTCGCCCGACCCGAACGTCGGCAGCTACGAGATCCAGTGGGCGAAGGCGACCGAAACGGGCTGGCCCAACAGCGTCACCATCCCCGCCTCGCAGCTAGCCTACTCGATCTCTCCCGTCGAGGACGGCATCGGCTATTACGTTCGCGTGCGGGCGATCCGCCTCGGCAACTCGGCGAAGAGCGACTGGATCCTCGACGGTCACAACGTCATCGGCAAGACGGCCACGCCCACGGGCCCCAGCGCGCTCACAGTCACCGCGATCGCCGGCGGCGTGCGGTTGACCTGGCCAGACTCGCCCGATGCCGACTACAAGCGCACGCTGGTCTACGAGGCCACTGCCAACGACTGGACCCACGGCAGCCGCACGCTGATTGACTCCATCTCCGGCAACGGCTACAACCGCACCGGCCTCACGCCGGGCGACGTGCGGTACTACTGGATCGTCCACGAGGACACCAGCGGGCTCACGTCCGACCGCTGGCCCACCACCGGCAGCGGCGACGCCGGGGTGAGCGGCACCGCCGGCAGCGCCACGGTGGGCGTCGACGCCGTGGACACCATCAACATCGTCGCGGCCGCGGTCACGAACATCACCTCCGCGTACACCGGCAGCACCACGGTGATCTCGGCGGGCACCTGGACCCAGGTGCAGTCGCTCGTGGTCACCCTGGGCGCGTACCCGGCGATCATCCGGGCCTCCTGCCACGCCAACACGAACGCGGGCGTAGGCAACTACGGATCGACCCAGATCCGGGTCCTGCGCAACGGCAGCGTCATCGCCGGTCCGGTGGCCAATACCGCCTACACGATGGCCGACGGGTTCCTCGGCTTCGACATCAACGACTCGCCCGGCGCCGGTACCCACACCTACAGCATCGAGCTGTACCCAAGTCACGGCTGCGGCGTCGACGCCCGGTACCTGCACGCCCTGGAGACCAAGCGATGAGCGAGACCCCCGAGATCGCGCCACCGCGCACGGTTGAGTACGCGCTCTTCGAACGCGCCACCGGTCGCATCGTGGCCACCGGCCGCTGCCGGGAGGATCACATCGAGGTCCTGGCCGACATGGCGTACTACGACGTCGCCATTGACATCCAGGCCAGCGACGAGCGCCACTGCGTCATCGATGGCGCGATCGTCGAGCGCACCCCGCTCCCGGGCGCGGAGACGGTCTACACGCTCGCGGCCGACGGCGTCGACAGCGTCAGCATCCCGGTGCCCGTCGGCGCCACGTGCTGGATGCAGGGCCGTCTCAGCGGGCCGCCGTGGATCGAGGCCTCCGGCACCGCCCGCATCACCACGAACGTCGCCGGCGTCTACGAGCTCGTCGTCGATCACCCGCGGCACCTGGTGGCCCGGATCCGCATCGAGGCGACCTGATGGCCACCCGCATCGATCTGCGCGCCGACGCGGCCATCGCCCGCCAGGCCGCCTATCCCGACACCGGCGAGCAGCTCGACGCGCTGTGGAAGATCGTCGACGCCCTCATCAACCGACAACCGCTGCCGGCCGAGGCGCTGGCCGTGCGCGACGCCATCGCGACCGTCAAGGCGCGATATCCGAAACCCCTGCAGGAGGCGAAATGATCTGGATCGCGTTGTGTGTGGTGACGGTGCTGGCTCTGCTGGCGTTCATCCTGGTCATCACCAATCCCGCGCAGGCGGCCGATGCGCGATCGCCCTTCGACTACGGTGTCCTGACCTACCTCTGGGTGCTGTGCCTGAGTGCATTCGGCGGCATCGTGAATTTCTCGCGAAAGCTGCGCGACTCGCGAACCACCCCGTTCCGCCTCACTGAGTTCATCGGCGAGATCGCCACGAGCAGCTTCGCGGGCCTGCTCACGTTCTGGTTGTGCGAGGCGGCGGGCGTCGACCGACTCATCGCGGCTTGCTGCATCGCCATCTCCGGCCACATGGGATCGCGCGCCGTATTCAAGATCGAGCGGTTCCTGGAACACAAGATGGGCGGCGCCGTAGCCACCCCGGCCCCTGAGCCCGACCCGGATCCGGCGCCGGACAAATGATCACCCCGGGCGTCATGTCCGTGCTGCGCGAGACCGCCCGTCTCGACCCTGACGACATCGCCTCGTTCGCCCTGCTGCGCATCGGCGACCACGACGCCCGCCAGATCGTCGATGCACTGGACACCCTGCAGGCCGTCCGCCTCTACGTCGACCTGCCTACCGCCACGCTCGACACCCTCCGTCTCCTGCTGGAGCAGCCCACCACCGAAACCCTGGAGATCGTCCGCCGTGATCAGACCCTGGAGCCCTGACGAGCTCAAGCGCATCGCCCCGCTGTGCCCCGACGCCGTGGCCTGGGCCCGGCACCTGGGCACCACC